AGACTCCCAAGCAGACATATAAACATCTGCAACAACTTCTCGTGAAACATCACTAGGAAGGTTACAAGTTTTACTTATCGCGTGACACACCCATCGCTGTGCTGCGGCCTGCAATTTCACAGAATTCTTCCAGTTAACGTCGTTGGCAGTGCCGCCATGGTAAGGTGACTCGGTTACATCTGCCTCTGTCTTATGGTTAACTTCCATCCATTTTTTGAATGCGTGGTGGTAAACAGTGTATTCCTGCCACTTGTCGCCGAGTGGATCCACGAAGTCGACACGAACCGAGGGATCGTCACCATTGACCTTCTTGCGACGTTTGTAGAACAACATGAAGGCCGGTTCAATGCCGGAAGTTGTTTGAGTGAGGACCGAGACAGATCCTGCCGGAGCCGTAGTGGTCAAAGCGATATTGCGGCGACCGTGCTTCTTGTAGGCCGAAACAAGATCAGGTTCTGCTTCGAGCACCTGTTGGATGAATGGGTGTTTTTCCTCAAGCTCGTGAGAGAAGACAGGGAAAGCTCCACGTTCCTCGGCCAGCTTGATCGTAGACTTATAAGCCGAAAGACAAATAGCCTTGTAAATAGTTTCCGTCATTTCAATGGCCAAGTTGGTTCCATAGACAAATCCCATTGCCGCGATGGTGTCACCAATAGCAGTGACTCCTAGACCCGTACGACGACCACCAGATGTAGCTGTCTTAATCTTTTGCCATAAATTGATTTCGGCAGATTTGACGAAGTCAGATTCAGGATCGTTTTTAATCTTTTCTATAATCTTGTCGACTGCCTCGATCTCTAGATCGACAAGGTCGTCCATCAATCTTTGTGCCTTTTGAACAGTTTCCTTGAATCTATCGTTGTCAAAAGCAGCTGCAGATGTAAAAGGATTTTTTACGAATTTATAGACATTAACGAGAAGCAACCTACAAGAATCGTAAGGACTAAGAACGAGCTCGGCGCAAGGATTTGTTGAAACATTTCCATAACCTACAGACGCATAAGCTTCGGTCGGAGTTCGACGTTTTACTGTGTCCCAGAAAAGTAAACCAGGTTCTGCTGACGTCCACGCTGCATCGATGATTTGATCCCAGATTTGCTTGGCCTTGACTTGCTTGGTGACCTTGGCCTGTTCAAGCGGCACATCCACGGGCCATTGCAATGTAAAATCTGCGTCATCCTTGACCGCATGCATAAACTCATCAGTGAGACGAATTGAGATATTCGCTCCTGTCACCTTTTTCAAATCGCGCTTGATGTTGATGAAAGTCTCAATTTCTGGGTGGACAACTGATATAGTCTGCATCAGAGCTCCACGTCTTCCGCCTTGCGCGACCTCGCGGCAAGTGTTTGAAAATCTTTCCATAAAGACGCTGATTCCATCTGTGGTGCCAGCCGCATTTGCGGTGTTCATTCCCTTCGGACGAATCGTAGAAATATCGAAACCGACGCCACCGCGGCGCTTCATGATTTGAGCTTGTTCTTGATCTGCAAATAAGATACCTCCATATGAATCTTCCGGTGAAGATATCACAAAGCAGTTTGAAAGTGATTGTAGCTTATAGTCATTGCCGATTGCTGACATCGGTGAACCTTGGGGAACGACAGGTCCAAGGCCTCGTGATTCTTTAGCCAGCTCCTCAAGAGACATCACAGCTCTTTTTGAGATATCGATGTGCTCAACATCTGCTAAAAGACAGAAGATTTCTTTTTCCGACATAGGATTAGGATACTTAGCCTCAATGCGAGCAAACTCTTTTGCTAGACGCAAATGCATGTCAGATGGAGTTAGTTCTAGAAGATCTCCATTTGGAGATCTTAGAGCGTACTTATCAACGAAAACGTTTGCTGCAAGCTCGTCTCCGTTAAAATATTTTAAAGATGCCCTATATGCTTCATCTCTTGTGTGTGTCATGTGGATCTCTCGTTGAGGGGAAATTTAATTATATAACGTTAGCTTCTAAGTTGTTCGGTTTTTGAGTTGAAAATTCGCTCTTTAATTCGCGCCATTTTGCACGTAATGCTCTTTTTTGAGCCTCATCATCTGATGAGGCAGTTACATCAGGTGCATCAGCAGCTCCGACAATTTCAAATTGTGATCTTGCGGTATTAATCTTTGCGGGAAACACTAATCCATCACGACCAGCACGATTCTTGGCGACATATAATCTTCCCCATCCAGAAGCTTTTTCATGCGATCGCCTGGACACTGAGATGATAAAATCACAAATCATCGCTTTACCGTAGGCTTCTGACATATTTGTCATGTCAATTACCTCTGCGTTAGCACCTTCCTTATTAGACTGTGATGCAGTCCAAATCGGGATACCATACTCCATCGCCAACCCACGCAACTCCTCATAAACAAGTTTCAATTCATGTCGTAATGAATCAAATTGTCTAGTAGATCTCATAATGTCAGCGTAATCAACAATGATGATATCAGGTTTGAATCCTTTTAAATCCAACCTTTCAATGTGTGATCGAACCGTGAAGATTGATGCGGTATTTGTAGGATATTCTTTGATAAATAACCTTCCTAAACCTTTGTTTTCATGATAGAATTTTTTGACTTCTTCCTTGCGGTCCATCACTTCATTTGAATCCATATTACAAAGATTTGAATCGTAACGAATTCCTACTGCGGTCTCAGACAATTCAAATGTGTAGTGAAGGACGTTTCTACCATTACGTAGTGCATTTGCACCGATCATGGTTAAGAAGTGTGACTTACCTGATCCTGATCCACCGACAACACATAACAGTTCTCCTTTTCCAGAACCGCCATTCAATAATTCTTTTTTATCTAGTTCAGGAATACCTGTCGGGATTGTGTCTCTTTTTAGACGAGTAAATCGTGCATCCATCTCATTAAAAAAGTCGTGGCCGACAGACGGAGCAGTGCCTACTTGAACGGCCTTCTTAATCGACTCTACGATGGATTCATATTTGTCAGCCTGCATCTGATCGACTGCATTCTCAAGAGCAGCCTTAAGAGCTTGTTTTCGACAAAAATCAAGCGATTTTTCACGTACAAACTGAAGATCGCCTGAGTCTGGATTAGACTTCATCCTTTGAAGATAATCAATGATCTGATCGCGTAGAATGACGTCGGTTCCTGTCTTTAAGTCTTCCTTTATGATTGTTGCTAGAAGCTGTAGTGTCGGAAAGACTTTGTACTTTTTAGAGTAAGAAAAGTAACGATCTGCTAAAAATTGAAGGTACTTCAATTCAAAGTATGAAGAATTAAAAACCTCCGTCATTTGTTCTGCAAACTTCCAGTCAGTCAATAAAGCTTGCATGATCTTTTCTTGAAAAGATTTTCCGTACGTACCGAATGTCGGGGTAGAATTTTGCGTATTCATAAATCAATGATTGATAAGAGGCTTTAAATCGTAAAAAAAGCTTTCTGTATCAAAGCCTTCTATTCCTTCTTTAACCAGCGCTCGAATTAGTCCCATCCTATCCACCCGAGGAGTGAATGTATTGACGACATGTTGCACCTTTGAAACTTGGTCTGCAGATAACATACTTCCATCAAGATGAACCAATTTCCAATTTCTCTTTACGTCTTGTGCGCTTTCCACGATGCGTCGATAAATAATAGACTCGTCAATTCTGGATTGACAAAAGTCAAATACTTCCTGCAAAATTAGTTCTTGATCTCCTGATAAAATCGGTATTTTTGAAGAAACCTTTTTGAATCCAATTCCTTTCACACCGGGAACGTTGTCGCCAGGATCTCCGCAAATTGCTTTCGCAATCGCAAAATTATGCGTTTTTATCCTATACTCTTCAAAAATATCATCTGCATTTACAACTTTTTTCTTATGCAAACTATAAATCCTTGTCTTGTCATCTAATAGTTGATACATGTCTTTGTCGGATGAAACAATGATTTTGCATTCATTTCTAAAAGGACCAGTACACAGATGAGCGATTACATCATCACCTTCACAATCAGAAACATAGATCTGACATACAGGTATTGACTTTAGCATGTTTAGAAGAGTTATCAACTGATGTTTTCTATTCTCTTCAGAGTCAGGAATGTCATCTCCGTAAAATCTATTCAACTTTTCTGGTCGCCGACCTAGTTTATATTCAGAATACAGATTTCTTCTTCTTTGAGAACCTCCACCTTCCCATGCGACATATACCTTGGAAGGTTGAATCTCACGGCAAATACGTTGAAGAGATTTTAGAAAGCCGATGCATCCGCCCATCGGCTCTCCATTTTTATTCATCGTCGGATACGCTGCCCAACTTCTTAAAAATAAGTTTTGGGCATCGACAATCAAGATCGGATGTTCAAAATTCAAGCTTAAACCCCTGTGCTACCGAATCCACCTTCTCCTCGCGTCGTTTCTGCAACCACCTTAGTTTTTTGAAAGATGGCTTGAAAAATAGGGAAAAATAAAAGTTGTGCAATCCTATCGCCTTTTTTAACAATAAATTCTTCCTTACCTGCATTATGAAGAATGACCTTTACCTCCCCGCGGTAATCAGTATCAATCAATCCTGGGTCATTTAGCACTTGGATACCATTCTTCGCCGCTAAGCCTGAACGAGAACAAACCATTGCACCAAATCCATTTGGAATTTCAAGTTTGATCCCAGTACCGACAACGACCCTAGACCCAGAAGGAATGACAACGTCATCGGTCGATTTCAAATCGCTAGCCGCAGACCCATGAGTTTGATAAGCTGGTATTTGTGAGTCATCATCGGTTAATACTTTTACCCAAATAGGATTTGTAACACGTTCACTCATCTGTACCTCCATCATCAGTTATGTTATCGTCAGC